AGCTATATCAGATGAGGAGGATCATGTATGTGGAGTGTGGTATAGTAGAGATTGGCAAGATATAAGAAAGCAAAAGAATAAGCCTGAATATGTACCTCTTTTGAATCCCGAAGATCCATCACCTAGACAAGTCCTTTTCTTTCATTTGCATAGTGTGGGATCAATGTACTATCCTCGTCCCGACTACATCAGTAGTAAGGATTGGATTGAACTGACCAGGCACATCAGTGAGTACCATGTGAATAATATCCTCAATGGATTTTTCCCATCGTTTCACATCAACTTTGCCAATGGTGAGCCATCACCCGAGGCTCAGAGAATGATCTCTAGAGAAATTGAAAGGAATCTGTCAGGCACTCACAATGCTGGAAAGTTTCTTATCACTTTTACTAAAAATAAGGAGGAAGCTCCAAACATTCAAGCTTTCCCTATCACTGATGCGGACAAGCAATATGAGTACCTATCCAAAGAGGCTACCTCTCAAATCATTGTAGCGCATAGAGTGACATCACCTCTCCTCATGGGAGTAAGAACTGATGGCAATGGATTGGGGTCTAACACTGATGAGATAAAGGCTGCTCTATATGTGTTCACTAAGCAAGTAATTGAGCCATTTCAGCGCATCATAACGACTGCAGTGGAGGAGATATTGGCATTCAATGGAGTGCCATCAGAGGTGACTATTGAAAAGAATGACATCATTGAGATTGCTCAAGAGCAAGGAGCTCTACCGGTAGCAAGTACAGATACAGCAGCTCCAATAGATGTAGCTAGTCAAGCATTGAATGGAGCTCAGATTGCATCCTTGCTTGAGATTATAGTACAGACCACAGCTAATGTGCTGACAATACCATCTGCTAAAGCTATTACTACAGCATCTTTCCCAATGCTATCATCTGATCAGGTGAATAATATATTTGATAACTTATCATCTACTCCTATCAATCCAGCTACAGTACTTAGCTCTGATAAAAAAAAAAAGTTAATACATGCGGATGCTGAACAGCAAGATTTTACTGACGAGCAAGGCAAGGTATTCATTGAAAAGCTAAAAGAAAAAGCTGAATACATCAATGATGAGTGGGAGCTACTTAGTGAGGAAGATGTCACTGATCCACTAGCAGAGGAGGACTTTGTACTACAATGCCAATCACTAGACAGCTATGCTAAAGGTGATGAGTCAGAGAGAAGTCAGTGGGGTGATGCTGGACTATACAAACTGAGATATGCATACAGTCAAAATCTATCAGCTAATAGCAGAGACTTCTGTATTGAGATGGTAGCAATGTCAAAAGCTGGGGCAGTGTTCAAATATGAGGACATTCAACAGATGAGTGATGATGGAGTGAATGGTGAGTTCGCTCCTGCAGGGCAGAGTGAATACGATATCTTCCGTTGGGTCGGGGGAGCCTACTGTCATCATCACTGGAGGCGTCAGATATACTTTAGAAAACAAGAGAAAGGAAAGTTCCTACCTAACAAGGGACTTGACAATGATAAGAGAGTGGGAAATGTACCTTATGTAAAGCCGAAAGGCATTGAGGGAATTGCACCAATTAACAGACCAGGCAGAGGATCACTAAAATACGGATAATAAAATGGCAGTACTACCGGAAATACTTTTAATTGATGAGACATTCATCAAGAAATATACAGCAATCAATGACAGTGTAGACACTGCCATCATCAGACCATGCATCTATCTTGCACAAGACAAGTATCTAGTGAACTATCTAGGTACTGATTTGACCAATAAGCTGAAAGCAGATGCACAAGCTGGCACCCTTGCAGGGGACTATGAGACACTTATAGACCAATATGTGAGAAAGATGCTGGTGTGGTGGACCATGATTGAGCTATATCCCTTGCTAGTGTACAAGCATGACAATGGAAATATAGTCAGCAGAGACAGTGAGAATGCGACAAGCATCAGTGAGAGTGAACTGCACAAGCTAATGGATGCAGCGAAAGACAATGCAAGATATTACACACAGAGAATGCTAGACTACATCAGACAAAATGTATCTTTATTCCCTGAATATAGCAGCAATACATCACCCGATCAGTCACCCTATACCCAACTGTATACACAGACTGGATTGATGTACTCACAAGGTCTAAAACAATCTACACTACGATGGTCAATAAAAGACTTCCTTCCAGTCAAGTAGACAAGAGGAAAGAGTATGAAATGAAAATGAAATCTTTCTACAACAAGATGATGAATGACTTAAAAAAAAGAGAGAATAATGGTAACAAATAACGACACACCGGGTACAATAGGTGCAGTCACATCAATAAGCATGGCATCAGTAGCTAACCTAGAGGAAGTGGAAATTATTGTCAAGATCATTGCTGGTCTAGTCGCTATTGTTGTGGGAGTTATGACTATCATCTATTATCATAAGAAAATACAAAAGCTGAATGCTGACCATAAGTAACCTATCCTGGCTGCAGGAAAAGTTCGCCATCAAGGGATACCAGTGGGAGAGATTTCACCTAGTAGGTATCAGAACAAAAGACTATGTACCCAATACTTTCTGTGACAATATCTTCTTGATTGATGGAGACAAGGCATATTCATTTCATGCCACTACTAGACCAGGTAAGCACTGGCTAAAAAATCTACTCAATCCTAAAGGTACCGCTGTTCTCCAAGAGGGGCAGTACAAAAATAGCTGGAGGATAGGACTGCATCAAGGCAAATATGAGGCACTTGTACAGATCATGCCAGTGAATGTATTCAGAGATGCCAACAGAGATGAGAAAGCCGATACTGTGGGAGTGATAGATAGGGGCATGTTTGGTATCAATATACACAGAGCTAATGCTAACATCATGAGTAAGCTAGTAGATAAGTGGAGTGCAGGATGCCAGGTGATAGCTGACCCCTCAGATTTTAATTTTTTACTAAAGAAATGCAAGGATAGTGGGAAGGGAGTATTCACCTATACACTAATAAATGAGTAGACCTAAGACTTTAGCTAGATTGACAGCAGAGGAGTACTGCAGAAATCATAGAGACATGCCTCACATGACACTTGCTAAGCTCCTAAAGAAAGAGCATGGCAAGCTTTACAAGAATACAGAGTCAGCAAGAGATTTGATAAGAATAATTAGGGGACAGAAAGGCTCTAGAAATCATCTAGAAACAACAGACAAGAGTCTGTATGTAGCTAAATCACCCTACTTCACACTGCCTAAATCAGCTATTGTTAAGAGGATGCCAGTCAATATCAAGGGTGAAAAGATACTTTTGCTCAAAGATATTCACTTCCCCTACCATGATGAGGAAGCTTTGAGCATTGCTCTGACCTATGGACTAGAGAAAGGCTGTGATACATTGTATCTCAATGGTGATATACTTGACTGTCATACCCTATCAAGGTGGGAGAAGGATCCCGAATCTAGGTCATTCTCACAAGAGCTTGAGACAGTGAGGTCATTCCTCAAGATGGTATCCCCACTATTCAAAAAAGTGTACTATAAAGAGGGCAATCATGAGGAAAGGTACTGGAGATACCTATCATCACATGCACCGGAACTGGTAGAGATAGATGCATTCAACTTGCAGTCTCTCATGTGGCTAGATCAGTATGGAGTAGAGTGGATTGATGGTAGGACATTTGCAAAGTTCAACAGCTTGAATGTAGTACATGGTCACGAATTTGGGCAGAATGTATTCTCTCCAGTGAACATTGCTAGAGGTCTCTACCTAAGAGCTAAGAGTCATGCAATCTGTGGACACTGGCATCAGACATCTGAACACAATGAGAAGGACATCAATGGTAAGATCATCACCACATGGTCTGTTGGTTGTCTCTGTGACTTATCACCGCGCTATAGACCAGCTAATCAGTGGAATCATGGCTTTGCTATCTTGCACAGAGACGGAAAGAATTTCCATGTAGAGAACAAGAAAATCTATGAAGGCAAAGTATATTGATGCAGTTATCATGCTGACCATTGCTGTGCTTATGATCATAGCAGTGATAGTACAGACATGCAATAAAAGCAAGGTCAGAGTAGTGACAGTGAGGCATGACTCAATACAAAAAGTAATAGAGCAAAGAATTGACACACTTGTCAAGACAAGAGTAAAAATCAAAGAGATATACCATGAGAAGATTGATACTATCTATCTGTATGATAGCATTGCCATTGATAGCAGCTACACAAAAGCTATCAAAAGACTCAGTGAGCTTGAGAAAGCTGGATACTTTAAGGATTGAGAGACGCTTAGTAGTGCTGGGAGTCACTAGGATGGAATATCTGCAGGCAGACAATGACAATCTTAGTGTGATAAATCACTCACTAAATGAGATAATTTCTCACAATGTGCAATATATTGCACAATTAGAGGGTGATGTATCTCAAAAAAAGGACATTATTAGTAAGAAAGAGAAACGAATAAGAGGATGGAGAACTGCTGCACTGGTGGAGGGTGGTATATTGGTGATCATTTTAGCTCTTATCTTATGAATAATACCTACATAAAGATGGGCCTATACAAGCCTTGTATCTTCATCAATCCTGATGATGATAATGATGAGGAGCTACTGAGTGCAACTGTCTATATTGATGAGGAAAAAGTGCAAATCTTGAATGAGAATGGTGAGTTCATTGCTCAATTTTTTTATGAGGAGCTGAGAGGTATCATGGCTGTTATGGCAGCACATCAAGAAAAGCAGTCAATCAGAATATCAGCAATAGCTAAAAAGAACTAGACAGCTACTCCTCCAACAAAGTACCTACCGTCTCTCTTATTCACTTCAAAGTAGGCACGCATCATGATACTATCTGCAATGTCAGGGGAGAGTCCTCCAGCTTTGGCTGCAATAGTTTCCTTATCAGTTACCATCAGCTTACCATCACTGCCTACATTGGCTCTCCTCACTAGCTCTAGTTCCTTTGTGATTTGATCTTTGTACTTGCTGTTGAATGTGATTTCATTCTTGTCTATCATATCTCCTAGCTTGAAGTAGCAGTCAGCTTTCAGATTTTTGTAGTTAGGTCTAAAAGCTTTTGATCCATTGACAAATCCTGGGCAACGGAGATAATCGACCGCACCTCCCCCAATGCCATCCTCATCACAGATAACATTGGACAGCTTGACCTGATACTCCTCCATCAGTCTCTTGATGATGTCCACTATCTCATTGACTCTCTTGTGAAGATGTAGATCCATCCTCTCCAGGTGCAGTCCTTTCCACACACAAATGACAGTTCTATCTTTGCCTAGTCGTGCTATATCTGCTGTGATGTAGCAATCAGTGAGACTGTCTGACTTATCTCTGAAACATCTGAGCAGCTCAGAATAAGAGTACAGTCTATCATCACTGCTATCAAAGTCCCAATCACCCAGCAATAGTCTTTTCCTATCCACTTCCGGCAATGTATTAAGGATGCCCATGTATGATGAGGGTAGCATGTAATTATCTGCACTGAGTGACTGAATGAAAGCTTTATCAGGACTCAATCTGCCCTCGCGATGGGGATGGTAGAACTCATTGTATAGGTATCCCTTAGAGGGGTTGCATGTCATGAGTAGCTTAGGTACCAGGTTGTACTCATTGAGCTTGTATCTGATACGCGATAGCACAGTAGTGATAGCTCTCTCATGTACTTCCGCTGCCTCGTCTATAAAGGCATCAGTCAGCTCTAGTCCTCCCAAGTCTTGATAGTGAGGGTCAGAGGGCTTATACGCTAAGTCTGCAAGTACTATCTGACTATCATTGTAGAATGTGATAGTATTGCTCTGTTGGTTGTAATTGTAGTGAGTATGGGGCTGTAGTCCCATCAGTCTAGTAGTCTCAAAGAATGACGCTATAGTAGTCTTTTTGAGGGTATCTAGCTTAGACCTACCAATGAGAGATTTGGTGCCTGCATATTTGAGCCTCCTCTGTATCTGCCATATACAGCCTAGTCTTGTCTTGCCTCCTCCTGCTGCTCCACCATACAAGATCATGTTGGCAGGATGGTTATTCCTGAGATAGACCAGTGCTTCTTTCTGCTTGTCCAGTAGTTCCACTTAGCTAATGAGTTCTATTGATAGTCCTTTCTCTGTGAGTAGTTCTCTGAGGTATTCTCTAAGGTCACAATAAGCTTGCTTGTACTCCTCACTTTTAGTCTCGTCATACTTCACTGCCCTCCGCATGTACTCATCTATTTCCCACAATACAAATGTGATTTCATCTATATGAGTGATGAGCTTGTGCTTTGCTCTATCATCGGGATCATTCAGGTCAAAGGTGATGGTAGCTTTCATTCTTGTCCTCCAAATGTTTCGTTGTAATACTCATCAAAATCTGTGTATGCCCTCATTTCATTCATTCCTCTTGCTTTCAAGTTATCAAGTGAATCATCCCAAGTTTTTGCAATCTCCTCCTTGTGCATTGCTTTGGCTTGTTCAAGTATTTCCACAGAAACGTATCCCATTTTAGATACCATTTCTGCAAACCACTCAACACTACTTTGCTTACTCATTGTCTTGTCCTCCAAATGTTTCCGTATAATATTCATCAAAGTCGCCATACGCCCTCATAACATTCCATGCTCTTTCTTGACCCCTATCCAAAGCACTATCCCAAGTTTTACCCATGTCCTCTCGGTGCATTAACTTGGCTTGTTCAAAGATTGACTGCCAGTCAAATTTGTCTTTGGGTGTGTTCCATAGTTCAACAAATAGCCATTCAATACTGCTTTGTTTATGGCTTATACTTTTAGGTTGCCATTTACTACCTAGTCTTTTGTATCCTCTATCCCATAAAAATTGATCTACCAGTCCAGTGTTTTCTAGAGCATTTTTTAGGTCAATAAAATACTTAGCATCATCCTCATCACTTTCATGTATGAAATGGTCAGATATAATTTTCTTGACAAAAGTTTCTTTTGCTTTCTCAATCCATTCCTCTTTAGTAGGCAGATATTCTCTTTCATCAAACATCTCGAATGTCATGTGTTTTTTGATACGCGCAGTATAGACATGATCATAAGAGTCTTGTCTTGTCTTGATTTCTATCTCATCAAAATCAAATAGGTCATATAGTTGTTTCATAGTTACTCCTCCTCAAATAGTGGTAAGTCTAAAGATTCTATTTCTTTTCTGTCTCCCTCAATATCACAGACTACCCACCATCCTTCACCATTATCTGTCTGAGCCATCAATGATACTTCATCCTCATCAATGCTGATTAAGTATCTATCAAAATCAGGCTGATCACTGTACCACTTGACAAATGGGATGCTGAGTAGCTGCTCTAAATTGAGAAAGTGGTGTCTCTCTTTTTCGCAAGTAGAGTAACTTGGTGCATGTTGTATAGCTATCATAACTCTTTGATATGTTTCTTTACTCTTGTCCAGTACTTAATAGCTTGCTGTTCTCCAGTCTTATCTTCTACTGGAGCTGCAAGTATCTTATCCACAGCTAACATCACTGACTCTTTGACTCTATCTCTAGTCAGCTGTTCTAGTTTCATTTCTTTCACTACAGCTAGTGCATGCTTGAGCATGAACTTTGCTTGTGCTTTTGGGGATGCTAGGAGCTTGCTCATTTCTTATACCTTTTATTCATTAAGTCTTGGGGATCATACTCTCGGTACAGCTGTCCCATTTCGCAGCATAAGTCAAAGTGGTCTCTCTCATCCAGGATAAGCTTTTCAATCAGCTCCTCTAGATCATGCAGTGCTTGTACATAGCCACTATTGTAAGTGTTCAAAGCCCTATTGAGCTTTGCCTCTATGAGATTATCTACCTCATCCTTAAAGATTTGTGCCGGTGTTTTCATATTTCAAATATACAAAATTATTGATTCATAAGCTTTTTCAGATAGACTGCAAAGTCCAGAGCTTCCTCATAGGCATGCTGCATCCATTGCTTTTGAGTCAGCATGGCATCATCTACTGATGTGCCATACTTCCTCTTGCCCATTGCTTCCCTCTCTGTGAGGTCAGCTATTATCTGCTCATATATTGTCATTGCTCAGCATTTTTGGTTGTGTGTATTCGCCTCTATTATCTAATGGTATAAAGCCTGAGCCATTGCCATGTACTACCTTCATGAAGTCAACTTCTACCTTGGCACTGTTCACTATCACTTGTGCTACATCTGAGATAGTCTGTGCTTTCTCAATGTCTATCTCTCCATCCTTGAGCATTTCGATTACTTCAAATAGATGATTCCTTAAATCCTCAATCTTGTTTCTTGCCATGATTTCTTATTGTTTTTTTTAGTTTTGATATTGTCTTAATTGCTTGTACTATCTCTGTTGGATAACGGTGGATAGTGTTTCTTGCCATAGCTTCCTCATAGGTCAGCAGCAGCAGATTATCTATTGATACATTGAGCTTATTATTATCCTTAAAAACTAGTTTATGTCGGGGTGGTATTGGTCCATTCACTTCCTCCCATACTATGTGATGTACTGCTTTCCATTTCTTGGGATCCGCTACCTTCCTCTCCAGGTATCCATCCACAGTGATTCTCTCACTGCCTACTGGTTTATAGTTATGAGGCTTGTGTCCTTTCTTGAACTCAGTAGCGACACTCACCCTCATGTACTTACCTTTATTCCATGTGATATCTCCTTTCTTATACCGGTGTGCTTTGCCATACTTAAAAAGATTCTCATTAGTCCTAGCTAGCATCTGCTTCATGTACTCAGGATCCTTTTTTATTTTTCTACTGCACGCTATACCATGTACCTTGCTCTCTGTCAATCCATACTTGAGTGCTACTTCTCTTGTACTCATGTGTGGGTAGTCGGCTAGTATTTGATCTAGGAACTCTTGACTGTACTTTTTCATGCGAATAAAGATAATTGTTGTGTTTTCGGTAGTTCATCCTGCAAGATCTCAATGAGTCTTTTGTATGTCTCAGGCTCTGACCTATGCTGCAGTCTATAGATAGACTCAGCTATTGCTTTCTCAAAGGCTGCATTTTCAGAGCTATATCTCCCCAAAGTATTTGCACATGAATATCCAAATCCTTCCAGCTTACCATCAAAGTGTATTCCATAAGTCCATAAGCTATTAGGTGCTTGAGCTATCTCTATCATGACACAATACTTTTTATTACACTTGTAGCTCATTGTCTTAGGATTGATGCATACTCCTTGCTTATTCCATTGATACTTCATAGGTCAGCTTTGATATTATTGATGATAGTATTGAACAGATCCTCATTCTTGATAATGTGCTTATAAACCTCACACTTGACCTGGTTAATCTGCTCAGTCTTAATCATTGACTTCCATTCCTCACTGCTATACTTAGCTCTATCCCATTCACCCATCACCTGATACATATTGCTTTTCACTTTCAGCTTGACATCACTTAGCCACTCATCAGAGATATACTCATCTTTGAAGTACCCTCTCTTGATTAGTGACTGCATGATGAGGGGTGCAGTGTATCTCAATTTCTTTTCAAAGAATGCATCCTGCTGGTCAGCTATTAGCATGTCATGGAGTGCTTGTATATTCACCCTCTCCTCTACTAGCATCTGCTTTCTCTCCTCTTTCTTGCTGATGTCTTGCATTGCCTTTCTGCTATACTCAATGTACCGGGTAAGTACATCACTGACATACTGCACACTGAACATATTGTAGTGTTCTATCCTGGTCCATTCTGTGCCTAGTGCATTCAGATCAAAAGCTAACTGCATCTCGCCTAGTGTGATGTTGCCATACTTCTCCACTATGAGCTGAGATAGGATAGTGAACTCCTCTTGGGAGGGCAGCTGCTTGATGCCTGAGATAGTGATAGGCTTCACCATGCTCATCTTGAACTGCTGAGGACTGAGTGCATTGATTCTGACAGTGGTCTGTGCCTGGATGAGGGATTGCTCACTCTTTGTCAATCCACTCGTATAGGTCTTGCCTGCTAATTCTACCGATTTTGCTTGAGTCATTTGATTGGTTTTTAAGTTTTGATTGTTGGTCCAAATATACATCAACATTAAATCCTACCCACTGCCTACCTATGGCATTCACAATAACTTGCTGAGCTAAGTCATGGTCATTATTGCAGTCTCTCATTAGTGTGCTATATGCCATGTATTCACTCTTTGCAGATTTGTACGGAGTCTTGGATACATTTGTCTTGTACTCTATCCATTCATCCCAGCATCCATCCAACTTTCCTACTAAATCTTTGTTTCTTGGCTCTTTGTACAGCTCATTCACTACTATCTGATCTACCTCATACTTGACTAGATTAGCTTTCTCTAGGGCAGTGAATGCGACATCAAGAGCAAGAGCTTCCTGCTGTATCTTGGCCTCTCTCATAGATATGCCTGGATTGATAAAGATAGATGCAATGTGCAGAGCTATATTGTCACTCATTATCTCAGCTACTTGATTATCCTTGCATAAGTAGTAGAGCTTGAAGTATACACCCACATGATGCGAGTGCATACCTCTTAGCTTATTGATTGCATCTT